TCTGTATCTTATCTATTACAAGCTCGGCAATAAGGTTTTCGTCCTGACCTTCTGCCGCGTTAATTGTTACGTTGATGCCGCCATAGTTGACGGAGTTGCCCGCTCCGGAGCCTACCAAAGAAGGAAGGTAAGCAACGTCACCTGCTCCCAGAATCGCCGCCGTGCGCTTAAAGAGGTCGATTGCCCTTGTACGCTCGGAAGCATCGAGGGGAATGACAACCTCGGGACGGTTGCCCTCAGCCAGCCACGAAAGCTGTTCTTCGTTGACGAATCCGCCTCGTGCGTTGTGCGCGACCCTCTGGACTATCTCACTTACCGTCCGCTGTACGTTCTGGACGATGTTTACGACCGCCCTGAATGGATGATTGGAGAAATAGCTCTGCGCCTGAGCATGTGCCGTTGCCGCCGCTGAGACCGCATTCGACACGCTTCCGACGCGTCCGGTCATTGGCGCCGCGATGATTGGAACCATCCCGGCTTTTGCCGCACTTGCCGATTGCTGACCGCCGTTTACCCTGTTGACGTTGCCTTGCATCGGATTTTTAATAATTCCGACCATGCCCGACTTTGCCGTGTTCGCCGCCGCGTTGCCGCCATTGACACGATTGACAAATCCTGTCATCGGTGTGCGCACGGTCATGTCCATTGTGTCATGTGCGAGTTTAGCCGCCGAGCCTGCTCCGAGCACCTGTCTGACGCTTGCGTCCATTGGTTCCTTAATGACCGGATCCATTTCGGATTTAGCCTTTGCCGCCGCTTCGGGCCCGCCGTCCACCGATTCGACATGACCGTGCAAGCCGCTGATCTTAAATGTTTCCTGTGCTTCTTCGACGGCTTTGTGTGCCGCTTCAGCATTGGATGTGATGATTTTGTCAGCCGCCTTTGCCGCCTCATCGCCCGCCTTACCTGCTTCGGTGCCGATATTGGCGTAAGCGTCCGCCGCTTTCTGGATTCCGTCCGGAGTACCTTTTGCAGCCTCCTCCATGGACTTGTTCAAGCCATCAACCTGCGCATCTGCCTCAGCCGCCGCTCCTGCCGCAGTCCGGTAGGCTTCCGCCGCCTGTTCAACGGCTTTGTTTGCCTGCTCCTGTGCGGTCTTGGCTTTCATCTGTCGCTCGATGCCTTTGCCGGTGGTTGCGTCTGATGCGGAAAGAGCGGCATTAAGTTCGTACTGTGCGGTTTTCGCATTCTTTACCGCTTCGGTATAGGTGTCTTCCGCTGTCGATAATGCTGTATGTGCATCCGCCTGAGCCTTGAGTGCCGCCGGGTAGTCTTTCTGGAATGCCTGAGCGATTGCCTGTGCTTTGAGCTTTTCGATATTCGCATCAATTGCTCCGTTGATTTCCTCGAGTGCCTGCTTCGAATTCTCAGCCTGAGCGATAAACTCCGTACTGTAATCCGTACCCATCGCCTGATTAAGCTGAGTGAGAGCATATTCCGCAGTGGCTTCCATGCCTTCTTTGAGGTGTCCGGTTTCATCATAGCAACCATTCAGCATGGACTTGAAATAGTCAAGCGTTCCGCCTGCTGTCTGGAATCCGCCGGCACTCTCCGAGATAGCCGCACCGACACCGTCGACCTGCTGAGCCGCCGCATTTGCCGCCTCAGCCGCCTCTTGTGTTTTCTGTGCAAATGCTATCTGTTCTTCGTCCGCTTTGCGTATTTCTTCGCCTGCCTTAGCAAATGCCACCGCTAAGAGTCCGAGCGGAGCAAGTACAGCTGTGGCAAGTCCCGCTGTGGAGCCTAATCCCGCCGCGAAGAACTCACCCGCGCCGCCTGCCGCTTCCATCGCGGTTTGGATTTCACCAATCTTAATCGCCGCACCGCCGACTACCTGCGTAATCTGCCCGACTGCCGTGACAGTCTTTCCAACACCAATCAGTACCGGACCGACAGCAGCCGCAAGTGCCGCCGTGCGAATGACTGCACCGCGCTCCGCCTCATCCATGTCGGAGAGCTTGTCGGCAAACTTACCCGCCGCGTCAATGACCTTTTCGACGGTCGGAAGCATCGCGTTTCCGAATTCGATGGCAACGTTAGAGGCTTTCTCTTTGACCTGATTAAGTCTTGCCGCGGTTGTCTGGTATTTCTTGCTCGCCTCATCCGTGAGCGCTGTGTTCTTGCGGAATGCCTCGGAGCTCGTATTGATTGCGTCCGCCATGTTACCCGATGCCAGGGCAAGGGATTTCAGCATGTTACTCTGACGAATTCCGGTCATGCCGAGATCGTCGAGGATTCCGTTCACGTTCTCGCCGGATTGGTTCGCTTTGTCGAGTCCCTCAATAAAAGCCTGCACCGCTTGGATTGGATTGGCTTCCCATGTTGAGGCGAACTCTTCCGCGGTCATTCCGGAGACCTTCGCAATCGTATCGAGCGCATCTGTTGAGCCGTCTTTGAACTCGCCGACCTTGTTGCCGATGTTGGTGAGCGTCTGAGACATCGCCGTGCCGCCTGCTTCCGCCTCGATGCCGACAGAGGACATGGAAGCCGCAAGGGCAAGGATATCCGTGGAAGATAAGCCCGCGATTGTTCCGGCAGATGCAAGACGGGTCGCCATGCTGATAATGCTCGCCTCATCCGTTGCGAAGTTGTTACCTAAGTCAACAATGGCCGAGCCGAGCCTGTCCACGTCGTCGAGGCTGTCCCCTGTAATGTTCATGAACTTTGCAAGAGCCGTAGCCGCATCCTGAGCGTTGACATTCGTTGTGTCGCCCAGCATGACCATGACGCGGGTGAATTTCTCGATGTCGTCCGCCTTAACGCCTAGCTGTCCGGCCGCTTCCGCAACTGCCGCAATTTCCGTCTTGGAGCTCGCTGTCTCGGTTGACATCTTTTTGATTGCTTCGGCAATGTCGGAATATGAGGTCGTCGCGGTCTCGTCGACCGTCTTCATGACTCCGGTCATAGCCGTTTCGAAGTCAATCGAGGATTTGACCGCTGCCACGCCCGCCGCCGCTATCGGTGCGGATACGTTGCGGGTGAGAGCCTGTCCGGCTGAGGTTATCTTTTCGCCTGCCTTCGTCAGTTTCTCGCCAGCCTTCACGACGTCCTCGCCCCATGCCTTCAGCGCATTGTTGTCTTTGAGCTGCGCGTTGAGGTTATTGAGCTGGGTGTTCGCTTTATGCAGCGCCTCTTCCCATTTGAGGGTCTGCGTGGCGTTCTCGCCATACTTTTCCTTCGAGGCATTGAGCATATTCTGGCAGTATTCGACCTGCTTGCGCTGCGCCTCTATCGCTTTGGTAAGAGCCTTCGCGCTCGCCTGTGCTCTTTCCTGAGAGCTTGCATTTCTGTCGAGGGCAGATTGTGCCTCTTTGACCGCTGATTGATAGGTTTTAGTCTGCTGAATGATATTCTGCATCTGCCGCCTATATTCAGCTTCTCCCTCGATTCCTATTCGTGGTCCGATGTTCTGAGCCATGCCCTACCTCATTTCAGCCTTATGATTTCCTCATAAGTCAGTTTCTTCTTCTTTGCTACCTGTTTCGCAGAGCCCCTGTAAATCGAAAAGCAGGAAATCATATCGAGCATGGAACCATATCTCATGCTCATGACTTCCTGCTCGCTCATATGGAGCATGTGTCCGTAGAAAACGAACCATGCTCGCGTCAGTTTTACAGCTCTCTGCTTACTGCGTTTTTTTCTGTCGGTTCGGTCTCGATTTCGATACCGGAGTCCTTCGCTTCCTGCTCAACAACTGCCTTCATGAGTTTCATGTATTCCGAATTCGGCAAGCCCATCACGTCTGCAGACTTGAGCGGAGTGCCGCCGTGAAGGTCGCAATATGCTTTCGACATGATGAGGGCTTTCTGGATGATTGCCCTTGTCACGCTCACGTTCTGATGCTCGCATACATAATCGTCATATTCGCAGTGTGCCCGTACCGAATAGAAGAGACCGTATTCTTTTCCGTTAAGTTCTACCATAGCTTCATCGTCCTTTCTGTGTGGTTATTAGTTGCCGCCTGTTCCGCTCGTGATTCCCAGAGCCGCGTCAAGAGCCGCCTCAGCCAGAGCCTCAGTATTGTATTCCGTCTCGGAGACCTTGAGCCATGTATGCTTTGCATCGTCGCCGCGATGAATCCGTGCAGTTAGCTGCTGCGTCTGGTAGTTCTTGCTCTCTTCCTGAGTCTGCGCAGACCGGCTGAGCTGATTGAATTTTGTCTTAACGATGATCGTCGGCACGAATGTTACGACGCCATCCGACTGATAACGCGTGATGTAACCGATGCCTTTGTAACCCTTGTTCTGGTCATCGTTGTAATTTAAGAAACCGTCCTCATCCGCT